AAGTGCTACAACAACCGAAAACACCGGTCGTGGTATGTCCATATCTCTCTTATACGCAGACGAGTTTGCATTCGTAAGGCCTACCATTGCTCAAGAATTCTGGACTTCTATCAGCCCCACATTGGCCACAGGTGGTAAAGCAATCATCACTTCAACCCCCAATTCAGACGAGGACAAGTTTGCTGAATTGTGGAAAGGTGCTAATAAGTGCCTAGACGAAAATGGCAACACTACTGTGCTAGGCATTAACGGATTTCGTGCTTATCGTGCTTATTGGAACGAGCACCCTGATCGAGACGAAAAGTGGGCCGCTGAACAGCGAGCACAACTAGGTGAAGAGCGTTTCCGCAGAGAGATGGACTGTGAGTTTGTGATCAATGACGAAACCTTGATCAGTCCAGTTAAATTACTGGATCTAGAGGGTATTGAACCTGTACGCAAGTCTGGACAAGTGCGTTGGTACCGTGAACCTAGACCAGGCGAAATGTATATTGTGGCACTGGATCCCAGTCTTGGCACCGGTGGTGATCCAGCTGCCATACAAGTATTTGAAGCACGCACCACAGAACAAGTAGCAGAGTGGCGCCACAACAAAACAGACATACCTACACAAATACGCATTTTGGCTGATATAATAAAAGAACTCAATGCTGTAATCAATGATTCAAAAAGCATTTACTATTCTGTAGAAAACAACACCATTGGTGAAGCTGCCTTGATATCTATTGCTGAATATGGGGAAGAAAACATACCTGGATACTTCCTCAGTGACAACAGCGTGATAAACAGTGTGGGACGTAGATTCCGCAAAGGATTCAACACCACAAACAAAGCCAAAATTACAGCCTGTAACAAATTCAAAATTCTAGTGGAAAGCGGACGTATGAAAATACGTTCAAAACCCTTGGTGAGCGAGCTTAAAACCTTTGTGGCCAATGGCACTAGCTACGCCGCAAAACCTGGCGAAACCGACGACCTTGTAATGAGCACATTGTTGGCTGTGCGCATGCTGATGCTGTTACAAACATACCATGCTGAGTTAGATTCGCACTTAAAAGACCACTCGGACAATATCATAGAGCCAATGCCGTTCATATCTATAATGCGCTAAATACACTACCATGGCACAAGATAATTCAATTTCGCAAGATTTATATGATTTGCTGACTACAGCAAATTTTGACCCTGAAGTGGCAGACGAAAACGGTCAAACCACACAACCCGGCGACGCTACTGTATTCAGTTTTGACTGGATCAGCGATTCGGGCAAAAACTACGGTACTGCTGTGGCTGTGATCACAGATGACAATGACCTACAGTTTTTCTTTGGGGATAATTTAGGCAAGGGCATGGAAGAGCCAGACAAGAGTGAGTGGTATTCCTTCCTTGAACAGCTCAGTAATTTTGCTACCAAACACAGATATACTTGGAGTCCAAAAAATTTAAACCAGCTCAAGCGTACCATGGCAGGAATGGCAGCCATCAAAGAAGGCTTGTTTGAGGGATATTACGGTACTCGTAAAAAGAGCTACATGGGCGAAGAAACACAGGCCCGACTCGTGATCAATCACAACAGAATAATCGGTGAAAACGACAAGCGTTATCGTTATGTAGAAAGCTTGTTTATTGAAACAGTGGATGGCGAACGTTTCAAACTGCCGTTTAAGAATTTAAGTGGCGGTAAAGCCATGTTAGAACATGTGCGCCAAGGTGGGCGTCCTTACGATGTTCGTGGAGTACACATAGCCGAAATGGTTACTGAAATGAGTGTGCTAGCACGGTTCAATCGCGCACGTCAAGGGCGTGTGTTTGAAGGTGTCACACAAGAACTAGTAGAGCAAGCTGAACATTACTATCGTACCATTCAAGAAAATTTAAAACACATGGCCAGCAGTCGTGGCTACACCAGATATTTTGAAAGCTGGACCCCAGCTGATGTTTCGGCTGAAGAAGCCTTGGTAGAAGATCTAAAAACACTGTTTATTGAGCAGACCTTAGATACCAGAATTGAAGCCGCATTGCCTACCTTGGTAAAAATACAACAACGGGAAACCAAAATGAAAGAAGCAGAAATATTTGAAAGCTGGGTTGAACGCCTGGCCGAAGGTACCTGGGCATTGCCAGACAATCCCGAAGCACAGACCAAACTGAACGAATTAATGAGTAAAGAACTCATTGTTGGTCCTGACGCCACTAATGCTACACAGCAATTGTATGATGTCATTGGCGATGATCAGTTGTTTGACATTTTACAAGACCTAGCCGATCGTGACCCGCGTGCCAATGTTTGGGACGACACAGACGTGCAATCTCGTTTGGCCGAATTGGGTATCCAGATGAACACAACACCACAGGCAGACGAACAACCTCCGGTGGCACCAGCAGCCGGTACTGAAGCACCTGTGCCCCCCGAACAAGGTGTGGCGGAAGGTTATTTAGGTAATCCAGGTGAAGAAGACAGTCCAGTAGCACAAGCCATCACTCGTAGAATCCTGATGCAACGCACAGACCTATTGGCCAAGTACGGTCCTGAATTGGTATTGCGTGCTATCGAAAATGTAGCGGACTATGTAGGCGATGTTGATGAAATTGGTAGCAGTGATGTCAGTGCTTATGTGAAGCAAGTTGAACGCATGTTGAGCGAGAATCCGCCCGAAGCGTTTAGTGAAGGTGACAATTTGGCCACATTTGTAGAAGACGATCAAGAAGCTTTTGTAAACAAACACCAAGAAGACCCCATTAACTACAATGCGGCCATAACTGGTAGCTATTACGAAAGCGCATTGAATCCCAACGATCCTAAAGGCGACTATCACGCCAAGCGCAAAGCAATACAAGACATACAAATGGATCCCAACACTCAAAAGGATCCACAGTTAAAAGCTGAGCTGGCCAGAAGAAAAGCTGACTTGGAAAAAGAAGCGCAGTCCAAAGGCATCAAAGAAGGTGCTGACATCCTGGCAAGAATAAAATCGTTGGCTTTTGCCAAATGACATAAATAAACTTGACACAGTAGGAAACAACGCATATACTACTATGGTGTATGCGTTTTTTTTACTTTGTGTCACAGGCAACGTAATCTAAATTTTAGATAGGCAACACAACATAGGCAACTTTTAAGGAGAAACAACTATGGCATCTTTAGCAGAAATCAGAGCAAGACTACAGGCAGCAGAAGGCAACAAAAACAAAGAATCAACTGGTGGCGACAATTCAATTTACGCACACTGGAACATGGAAGAAGGCCAATCTGCAACAATCCGTTTCCTTCCAGACGGTAACTCCAAAAACACATTTTTCTGGCAAGAACGAGCAATGATTCGTTTGCCTTTCAATGGCGTCAAAGGAGAAATGGAGAGCAAGCAAGTGTACGTTCAAGTTCCTTGCGTTGAAATGTGGGGAGAAACTTGCCCAGTGCTTACAGAAGTACGCACATGGTTCAAGGACAAGTCACTAGAAGAAATGGGTCGCAAGTATTGGAAAAAACGCAGTTATATTTTCCAGGGCTTCGTACGTGAGAACCCACTTAGTGACGACAAGACTCCTGAGAATCCAATCCGCAGATTTATTATTGGCCCACAGATTTTTACAATCATCAAGTCAGCATTGATGGATCCAGAATTGGAAGAATTGCCAACTGACTTGTTGCGTGGTTTGGATTTCCGTGTCAGCAAAACAAGCAAAGGCGGATTCGCTGACTACTCAACTTCTAAATGGGCTCGTAAAGAGTCATCATTGACAGAAGCTGAGCAGGCCGCAATCGAAAAGCATGGTTTGTTTGACTTGAGCACATTCTTGCCCAAGAAACCCACAGACGTTGAATTAAAAGTCATCAAAGAAATGTTTGAAGCATCGGTGGATGGCCAAGCATATGATGTTGAGCGTTGGGGTCAGTACTATCGTCCAGCAGGCGTACAGGCACCAGCAGGTGCATCAACAGGTGCCGCACACGATGACGAAGAGTCGACACCAGCCGCAAAGCCAGCGCCGGTAGCTAAGCCAGCGCCAACTGTGTCTGCATTTGATGATGAAGATGATGCACCAGTGGCATCAGCACCAGTTGAGGCAGCCAAGCCAGCCGCACAAAATGCACAAGATATTTTGGCAATGATTCGCAATAGACAAAAGCAGTAAAATATTGTTGAATGAGCAGTAGCTTTTACAGCGCAGATCAATGGGCTTACACACGTAAGCTCATTGATTCACTTGTGCCTCTTCAAAAAGAATTTAAGCGATACCCATCTTTCCTTTACAAAGATCACGGTGAAAAGAAAATCCAAGTCACAGGATCCTGGAAGCATATTTCTTTTTTAAGACGCAACAAAATTTTCTACTGGAATTGTTTGATGTTTCCTACGGTTAGGAAATTATTGACAGATATTCCAATTTATGATAACTGTCTAATTAGTATCATTGGCCCCAATGCCGCAATAGCCAAACATCCAGGACACAGTGATCAACATTTGCGAGTTCACTTGTGTTTAGATACAGAGGGCGGTGCCTTTATGCACATTGGCAACGAACGACAAGAGTGGCAAGCTGGCAAAGTTATGATATTTCAAGACAGCAAGACACATGAAGTAATTAATACTATGCCATATCAAAGAACAGTGTTGTTGTTTGATATCAGACGAGAGGACTATTTTGATAATCTCATCAAATAAGCATTTAGTTATTGTGTCGTTTGACACAATTACTTGTCGAGATCTAATCTCGTTTATCAGTGAACACCATGGCTATTCTGTGGATCAAGTTGATCCTTATGATTTTTTAACAGACGCCCCGGTACCCGATCGTTCGTACATTAACTTGGTAATCAAGGAAATTGATCTACGTAAAAAAGTCACAGACTATCTTGACAGATTTAATCTTGATCGATTTTCTTTGTTGCATGATCAATCGCATTACACACATGCCACTGTGGGTCCAGGATGCATGATATACCCAATGGTAACGTTATACCCGAATTCAAAACTACAAAAAGATGTAATAGTCCACTCAATGACACTGATTGCACATCAATGTTACATTAGTACCGGATGTTTTATCAGTGGCGGATGCACTGTTGCTGGTAGTTCTGTAATTGGAGAATTTACACAGTTTGGTATTGATGTGTCAGTATATGATCAAATATCAATACCAGCCAATACAATTATTGGTGCAGGGAGTGTAGTTAGAAAAACATTAACCGAACCTGGTACATATACAGGGCAAGTTGGTAACAAATTAATTAAATTAAAATGATTTCTCTTGCACCATACAACAATATCTTTCACAGCACGAACTTACCCGATGAGGTAACGTTGGAAGATCATTTGTATGGTTTTGATCAGAGACTAGATAACAAACTATTGGCGCACATCGACAACAGTGCAACCAAACAAAACAAACGAATACAAGTCAGTTATCATCAAATACTAGAGACTGGAATAGTTGATAGATATAAAAACTTAGATATAAAATTCAAGCTATCAAGTCGTATAAAACAATTATTATGGCAATCGTTTGTCAACTACTCGACGCACCCTGATCTAAGTTATAAAAATTTCGTTTGCAGTTTTAATGGCAGTGATCATGTTAGTCGAAAGCTATTAACAGCAATTTTAAAACGTTTTGGGCATTACCATCCGGATTACTGTAGTAAAAATTTTGTGTTTACAATTGATAAACTTGATGGACACATACGTGACTATGTGGCCGATCAAGATAATTTTTATCGCAAGTTTTTTATAGACGACACTAGCAAAGAATTTTTTGATACTGTTAACAGTTTTGGACATGTGCAATACAATCATAAACAAAACATTTATAACTTGGAATCAAAACTAACTCAAAGTTTTTTGCACATTGTAAGTGAAACTATGGCCACAAGTTATGTACCATTTGTTACCGAAAAGTTTTTGTATAGTGTGGTAACTCGTGGATTGTTTTTAACCTATGCTCAACCAGGCTGGCACCATCATGTTGAAAAATATTATGGGTTTAAAAAATATACCAAATTGTTTGATTATCAATTCGATGCAATACAAAATCCAGTTGAAAGATTGGTTGAGCTAATGGCTGTAATTTCAAAGTTTTCAAAGTTGTCGTCACACGATTGGCATGATTTATATTTGATCGAGCAAGACACAATAGAATACAATTATGATCACTATTTTAGTGGGAAGTATTTAGAACAATTAAGCAGGCTTGAAATTTGACTTTGGCTTGTCTTTAATATAAAATAGTAGTAACTCATTTAAAAGGAAACAATCATGGGAAAACCATTTGACGTATCAAAGTTCCGCAAGGAAATTACCAAAAGCATCGACGGCTTGTCGATTGGATTCAATGATCCCACTGACTGGATCAGCACAGGTAACTATGCCTTGAACTATTTGATCTCAGGCGACTTTAATAAAGGCATTCCATTAGGCAAGGTCACAGTATTTGCCGGAGAATCAGGTGCAGGTAAGAGTTATATCTGTTCAGGCAACATTGCTAAAAATGCACAGGAGCAAGGTATCTTTGTTGTGTTGATTGACAGTGAAAACGCACTGGACGAAGATTGGCTCAAGGCCTTGGGGGTAGACACAAGTGAAAGCAAACTGCTCAAACTCAGCATGGCCATGATCGATGACGTTGCCAAAACTATCTCAACATTCATGGCCGACTACAAGGCCTTGCCCGATGGCGAGCGTCCTAAAGTATTGTTTATTATTGACAGCTTGGGCATGTTGTTGACTCCTACAGATATCAATCAGTTTGATAGTGGTGATCTAAAAGGTGACTTGGGTCGTAAACCCAAAGCACTGACAGCACTTGTTCGTAACTGTGTTAACATGTTTGGTAGTTACAATGTAGGCCTAGTGTGTACCAATCACACATACGCTTCACAAGACATGTTTGACCCAGATGACAAAATTTCAGGCGGTCAAGGTTTTATCTACGCTAGTTCCATTGTGGTTGCCATGAAGAAGATGAAACTCAAAGAGGACGAGGACGGCAACAAGATCTCCGAAGTCATGGGCATCCGTGCTGGTTGTAAAGTTATGAAAACACGCTATGCCAAACCCTTTGAAGGCGTGCAAGTCAAAATTCCTTATGAAACAGGCATGAATCCCTACAGTGGACTTGTGGACTTGGCCGAAAAGAAAGGTCTGCTCAAGAAAGATGGCAATCGCTTGATGTTTGTTACGTCGGACGGTGAAATCATCAAACAGTTCCGTAAGGCCTGGGAGAGCAACGAAGATGGGTGCCTAGACAAGGTCATGGCTGATTTTAAAAATCAAAAAGAAACAGTAAGCACCGAAGAAGAAGTCGCAGAATAAATGAAAAACAAAAAAGTAGTTATTATAGGTGGTGGTACTGCCGGCTGGATGACAGCCGCTTACCTATTAAAATACTACGGTAAAAACAATCAGATTACATTGATTGAATCCCCAACTATACCAAGAATTGGTGTAGGTGAGTCTGTTACACCACATGTAGCAAAATTTTTTGATGAGATTGGTGTTCCTCAGGCACATTGGATGAAGCATACTGGTGCTGTGTACAAATATGCTAACAAATTCATTGGCTGGAAAACTGGACAAGGTGAAACAGAGTACTTTAGCTTTAACTACACAGTACCTGCTGATAGTCTTTACAAAGATATATCGCCAGCTACAACAATCAATGATTTTTCCAATGATACCACACAGCCTAGAAGTACCGACTATGCGTTAGATCTGTGTGAGCGAGGAGTTTTTTCTAGGTTTGATCAGTGTTTCAACCCACAGTATCATTACATGGAAAAAAATGTTTCGCCTTTTGAAAAAAATCAAATGTTGCTGAATGGGCCTGGCAGTTATGCACAACATATAAATGCCGAACTTGCTGGAAATTACATAAAAGAGTTCATAGCAATACCCGGTGGAATTACTCACATTGTGGCCACAGTAGTTGATGTAACACACGATGCAGATATAATCTCTTCTGTGACCTTAGACAATGGCGAAACAGTTGATGGAGATTTGTTTGTTGACTGTAGCGGGTTTTCCAGAGCGTTGATCAAGCACCTTGGGTGGGAAGAAAAAATTTACGAACACCATCCCATAAATCGAGCCTGGGTGTGCCAGACTGACTATGTTGACCCTGAAAAAGAAATGGTCAACTACACACAAAGCATCGCTGAGCCCCATGGATGGAGATTTAAAATTGGACTATATCATCGCATGGGAAATGGGTATTGTTTTAGCAGTGATCATGTATCAGACGACGATGCTCTTGATTATTTTATCAAGCAGATCGGGCCACAGAGACGCCCTCCTAGGTTGATTAAATGGACACCATCAAGATTAAAAACCTTTGCCAGTGGTAATACAGTTGCAATCGGACTTACATGTGGATTTATTGAGCCGTTGGAGGCCAATGCTCTCTATACTATAATCACAAGTATAAAACGCTTAACAGATGTTCTTTCAACCGGAGACTTCAATGACTGGTCTACGTATAACGAAAAGATGTCTTTTACCATAGATGATATTGCAGATTTTATTCTAGTGCATTATACTTTAAGTAATAGAAGAGATACCAAATTTTGGCAGGACATGTCAGATCGTGGAATTTCTTTACAACATCATAAATTAGTATGGGAAAAATACTACGAGATGAAAAATTCTATGCACGGAGCAATTACTGGTTACACAATGTTCCCCGATTATATGTGGGCACAACTGGCCAGGTCTTGGGATCTTCCAAGATCAGTTCCATTAACACTGGACAAAGATCTACAGCAGTTAGCTCAAATGCATTTTCAGTATGTTGAGAAAAAGCACGAATTTATTTCACAAACAAGACAAAATAATTTTCAGTGGTTGAAGGAAAATATATTTGAAAATTTTTCACCATCGCAGTGGGAAGAAAAGTATATTAAAAGTTAGGAGAAGGGTGCAATGCCAATTACAGTAGCCAAAGAGCTTTGGAGTGAATTAAAACGTTATGTTAACACAGTGGATCGAGAAGAAGCCGCAGAAACTGTAGTCAGTGTGTTAATTGATAACGATATTGATCCAGAAGATATCAAAACTGAATTTAAAAGTGATGCAGACATCAAACGTGCATTAACTCATTACCTCAAAGATCAGGAAGAGGAAGAAGAAGACGATGACTACGAAGAAGATGATTACGACGAGGATGAAGATTACTAATGTGGTATAGTCGAGTTGTGGCTAATCTGGGATTGATCCCAGATTTCATCGCACATTATGAAGCCGAGCTTGAAAAAGCCAAAGCAGAAGTTCGTGTGGGCGGGTTGATTGAAAAAAACATCAAAGAGTTGCCGGGGATCACCGAGCATAGATTCAATCAGCTACAAGAAATCGAAGCCATATTAAATTTTCTCAACATACAGCTACGCAAAATACGCCGTAGACATTTTCAAAAATATCTTGAGGGATACGCTCGTGCATTGACTAGCCGAGATGCTGAAAAATATGTGGACGGTGAAGATGAGGTAATTGACTTTGAAACTATCATCAACGAAGTGGCTCTTTTAAGAAATAAATGGTTGGGTATTATGAAAGGTCTGGATACCAAACAATGGCAAATGGGCCACATTGTCCGCTTGCGTACAGCAGGCATGGAAGATATCACAGTATAAATTTTCAACCCGTCCTCTGTTGAACATACATAATACAACGGAGGACACATGAAACCTACAGCATTTGTAACAGGCATGACCGGGCAAGATGGCCCGTACCTTGCTAAATTGTTAGTTGAAAAAGGCTATCAAGTATATGGCCTAGTAAAACGTTATTCAAACCCAAACTTGGATAACATCAGTTGGTTGGGTATTGAAAATGATATTGAACTTGTGACAGGCGATATCACCGACGAAAATTCAATGAATCATTTGATTCGCAGTCTTAAACCACAAGAAGTTTATAATCTAGCCGCACAGAGTTTTGTTGGTATCTCTTGGGATCTAAACAAATTGACCACTGAAGTCAATTGCATGGGTCCACTAAACATACTCAATGCTATCAAAACACACAGCCCCAACAGCAGATTTTATCAAGCATCAACTAGCGAAATGTTTGGCAACGCCACCACACCACAGCAAGGGGAAAACACACCGTTTACACCTCGCAGTCCTTATGGTGTAAGCAAACTGTACAGTCACTGGATGACTGTGAACTTCCGTGAAAGTTATAGTTTGTATGCTTGCTCGGGTGTGTTGTTCAATCACGAAAGCCCGTTGCGAGGTCGTGAGTTTGTGACACGCAAAGTTACAGATGCAGTGGCACGTATCAAACTGGGACTTCAAGATTCTGTAACATTGGGCAATCTCGATGCACGACGTGACTGGGGATTTGCCGGAGACTTTGTGGAAGCCATGTGGCTAATGCTACAACAAGACGAAGCACGTGACTACGTAATTGCCACAGGCACACAGCACACAATTGGCGATTTGTGTCGCGTGGCTTTTGAACATGTGGGTATTACCGATTGGCAAGCTTTAGTAAAATCAGATCCACGATTTAAACGTCCAGCTGAGCTTTACAGTTTGTGTGGTGACAGTACCAAAGCACGCGAATTGCTGGGATGGCAACCACGCACGACATTTGAACAAATGGTACGTGAAATGGTTGATGCGGACTTAGCTAGACTCCAGCCCAAGTAAACGTCTTATGGGATAGCCTGTGGCTATCTCACTCACAGTCCACTCAGTGTGGGCCAAATGTTCTAGCCACCCTGTGCGATCTGGTCTCACAGGGTTTTCTATTTGCGTCCAATCTAAATTGCCCACTGGGGCAGCCAAACTACCAGATCCTACGAATGCCGGAATGCCGTTGATTATGGCTTGACTACCAGGACCTGAATTCCAATTTACCACACACCAGGCATTGGCCAAGCTATTATCAAAATCAAAACTGTCATAAGTGTGTGCTAGTGGTTTGGGACGATGTATAACAGCATCAACCGGTGGTATTCCTTGTCTTGGGTGAGGTCTGACCACAATGGGCCTTGACGACTGCTTTCGTATATCGGTAATGATTTTTTGTAACCATATATCCATATTGGGTTGCCCAGCCCACTGTTCGCTATCAGTACGCTGGCACGCAATCACGATGTCTTGTCCACTTTCGTGCCAGGGGTTTAATTTTAATCCAAGAGACTGTGCCCTATTGGGTACCATAGGAACATCTAAGCTGGCCAATAGTCCTGTACCATTCAATCCCAGTTTCCAGGTTTGACCACGTTGTATCATGCCAACTTCGGCCACAATAACTGGCTTGCCCTGTGATCTATAATGTTGCCAGACTTTTTGATTTTGCTTCATGCGTCCAGCCCAAACAACACTCCAAATTACAGCCACATCGGCATCCATGTCCATGCTAGAGCAATGGACGCCGCTTACAGCAAGACCTTGTCTAATTGCTGAGAAAACTGGGCGACTGTTAAGAGCACCGTATTGGTCAAAAAGCGAGACGTGCATAATATAAGTGTTAAATATCTCAATATAGTTATAAGGAAAATCATGAGCCGTAAATTCTCTGTGGTAACAACATTTCATCGTGCTGGATATGACAAATATGCCAAGCGTTTGATTCAAACGTTTTTACAAAATTGGCCCCAAGAAGTCGATCTTGTTGTGTATCCTGAAGATCACACCATAGAAGAAAGTGCACCAAATTTGATTGTGCGTGACTTACACGCTAGTTCACCCGAGCTCGTGGCGTTCAAACAGCGTTGGAGCAATGATCCTAGAGCAAGAGGAGAAGTTGCCATGGGCCCCGCAGATCGCAAAGGCAAACAACCGGGCATAGGTTTCCGTTGGGATGCCATACGATTTAGTCACAAGATATACGCTGTATGTCATGCCGCAAAGAACACCGATGCTGATGTGTTATTTTGGATGGATGCTGACATGGTATGTCACACTCCTATCACATTAGATTTTATTGAAGGCCAAATTCCCCCACCAGTGGGCTTGGCATTTTTAGGTAGAGAAAAGAAGTTCACTGAATGTGGCCTGTATGCGATAAACTTGAAAGATCCTGTAACACAGGCTTGGTTACGTGAGTTCCAGTTAGCATATGATTCAGGTAGACTCATGACCATGGCTGAATGGAATGACTGTTGGGTATTTGATGAAACTAGAAAAGAAGTACAAGCATTGAATCCAACGTGGCAACAACTAAATTGGTCAGCTGGACTGATCAAAGGTGAAGGGCACCCGTTAATCAATACAGCGTGGGGTGCGTACTTGGATCATTTGAAAGGTCGTCGTAAAGACACTGGACGTAGTCACGCCAAAGATCTTATTGTTGACCGGAAGGAAAGTTACTGTTCCGCGGTGAGCTGACTGTAAGTGTGTTTACTGTGTTTTGCTTTCCAGTGCATTAGGTATTTTCCCAACACAGTATGACGCATAGGAGTTTTGTAGGCTTTGGCCAATCCTTTGCACCAGTCAAGATATTCAGCAGGTACTTTCTTAACTGCGGCACCTAGAACATCGTTGTCATAGGCTCTACGCAAATCAGCAAAATCTCTTTCACGATAACGTCTAGCATATTCTTCTCTAAAATCAGCAAATTGTGGATGCTTTAAGTTTACAGCAAACACTCCAGTCTCGGGTACTAGCCAACGTCCAGGATTGCCGTCCTTGTCCTCATAATACGTCACCCCCATGTAAGCTGAAAGATATTGCTTGGTCAGTTGCGATTGCCAAAAATCTACTGGAACGGCAGCTTCGGACAGCACGTCGGCATCAATCCATACCAGCCAGTCGGCAGTGCTGTTATACATGGCATGGATAAAAGGATAGGCTTTTTTGCTAAACTTTTTTACACTGCTATGAAAATCTTCGTTTTGTAATGCCCAGTAACTGGATTCTAAATTAGAAAAATCAATTTGTTTTATTCTAGGATTGTCGGGCAAACTAAATTCTTCTACGTAACAGGTTAGACTCATGTGTTTTGGCCAGTGTTCTAAATATGTAGAAACACAGTCTTTGCCTATTAGATCAAAGTACTTTTGATTAAAACTAGTAATAACTTCAATGTTCATCTTTTAGCCCATTTCTTCATGTGGTTCCAACAAGCACCGTTGGCGATTTCTTCATGGCACCAGTGAAACTGCGCCAAGCGTTCTACCCAACGCTGACGATCGGGCATGCTAGGATTCTCGATATCCGCTAACACAGTGTTGGCAACATCGGTACACTGACTGCGCACAGGGTCAGTCACAAACACTGGTACACCTTCGATAACAGCGCCTACTGCGGGGCTGGAGTTGTGGTTAACCACTGCCCAACAATTATGTAAATCACTTACTAAATCAACCTGTGGTTGACTCAATGAAATCCCCCCAAATTTGTTTATTTGGCACAAACGCATGATTCGTTCGCAATCACTGCCAGCACCTTTATCGCCGGGGTGCGACCTTATGCGAATTGGTCTGTTGGTGTACCTACGCAAATCACGAATGGTATTTACAGCCCACTCCACTGTAGTAACACCGGCCATACTCCAGCCACCGTTGCGCTGTAAACACAACAATATGTGATCTCCTTGCACACGCCAAGGCTGTAATTCTAATCCAATGTCTGCTTTAATTTGTTGCCAACGTTGTGGATCTGGATCCTGGTCACAGTATTCACCTGTATTGGGAAACACACCATCGTAGCTGTAACGCTGATATGTTTTGGGATTGGCTGTGTTTTTGTACAAAAACAAATTGCTGTCAGCAATGATAGTTCTACCACCGTTGGCGTTTTGATTATCTACGATCTGTTTTCTAAATGTTAGATGTGGTGCTGTTTTACCGTGTTCGTGTACCCAGCCCAGCATAAATGCTACTTCACTGGGTTGATAATTTATAGTATTTTCTACAATACCAACGTCCCCAGCGGCACAGACACCTTGCGCAAATCCAGTAAGTGTCAGGAACTTATGGTCAGTGCTGTGAGGTCTTGACAGCAGTTTGCTGGGCAAAGTGGCTATGTAGCTAACAACTTTCATTATTTCTTTTTACCACCCTTGGATATTTTTTCAATGATTGTGTTGATTGGGGGCAGTAATCGTTCCCAAGCCACGCCAGACTGCATTTCTTCTACACTGTATTGACATTGTGCCAAGTGACGTAACCATGTGTTTACAACATTGGAATCAGCTAGAGTTAACCGTTCAATTTCTTCAAGATAGTGGCTGCTAAAGGGCCAAGCAAAGTTTCCGTTGTCGCAGGCCACTGTGGGAATACCAGATAACACACTGTCAATGGCTAGTCCACTGGTGTACGTTACTGTACAATATGCACTGCGCAAATCCTCTTTCCATGGGATCATAGCACCGTCGCTGAACTTGATACCTGTGATATTGTTCATTAAAACTTGTCTGGCTAAACTTTCGTGATCAGCCATGGCACGTCCTGATGACAGTGGATGATTTCTCACCACAATGGGTCGTTGACTGTGTTTACGAATTTCTTGTATGGCACTGAATGCCCAGTCATTGATATCTATTCCACGGAGACTGGCATCTCCAGGTAACTGTAATGCCAACAGTATATGTCCATTGGGATTGTTACGCCAGCCTTGCCACTCGCCAATGCCCAAATTGCTAAGACGATGTTGCCCAACTCCTTCGTCATACTCGGGCCATGTGGCGCTTTGGCATAAGAACCCATTTACGCCCATTCGCCACTGTGAATTTGGTGCATCGGTTACACGATTCAGCAACGGGGTTTCGATACAAACAAAACATCTACTGCTACCGGCCACACTGCTTCTGGTCATGTGATGATTTTTTTCTCTGGCTTTCCAACTACCAAAGAACACAGCTACATCACATTCTGTATATCCTTCTGCATATTCATAATCCAAGGCATGCGTAAGCCCAATGTCAAGATCTGCCCAACGTCCAATGCGCACCATATCTGTTTGCGGTGGCTGGCCATTTTGCTGAGTTACCCAGTTTTGTATCCCTTGACCAAACTTCATCAAGATATCTCGCTCTTGATAGTTACTGGCCGAACCCATGAAAATTTTAATTAGCATTTAATATCCTGTAAGCTGTTCCATCTTTTAATTCATTGACATGAAATTGTCCATAGGCAAGATGACATGCCCATGCATGTATTTTATCATCTCCAGCCCAGTACGGAGAATCTATTTGACTGAGATCCTGTGATGCAACTGGGCTGGCTGCATTGGCAGGTGCCAGTGTAAAAGCTGGCACACCATGCATTACACTCTCTACAGCGGCCACACTGTTAAAAGTAACCAATGCATGCACATCATCAGCCAGCACTTTTGCCAAGGGATCACTGTGTGTTCGATCAATGCGCTTGGGTGCTCGTTGACGCACTACTATAGGGCGATCAGTGTATTGTTTGATTTTTGCCACAGTTTCCTCTACCCAGGTGTCATATTTTACATTGTAAAACTTACATGGTTTTTCGTCGGGTGCGGCAACAACAATTTTGCTACCATGACGTCTTGGGTGTAACGTGATGTTTAATTTGTTCCAACGATCACTGGGACGTGGTACAATGTCACCGTGCTGTAAATTGTTCTTTACAATCCTATGCCACAGTTTCCATCCATTGGGGTTTTGTGGATTGGGTTGATTACCAAAGTATCCTGAATCAACATAGTAGAAGTCTCGTTGATTGGCCCAGCACTGTTTCATTATTTTGTGTTTGAGTATGCCACGCAACACTATGGGATTGGTACTACTGTCGTAATTAAAATCATCTGTGTTGGTCACTGGCGCACCAACACCGCGGGCAAACATGTTTACGTATTCGTCGTTGCCATTCTTACTAAGAAAAATCCAATTACTTGATGTCACGTTGTTGACAGTATTCGGTATAGATACGTTCCCTGTGCCACTCGTCGCCCATGGGAGTTGTTGCAAATTCATGGAAGCTGGGAGTACCTAGTGTGTAATGCAACAGCTTGGCATCAGGATTTGGGCCATACTCGTCTGGCAGCCAGTTCCACTCAGGCGGCAATTCGCCAATACGATCATCTGTGGTCCACTCAAATCTGTGCAAGTGAGCGCCAGTGGATTTTTGAATGTATTCGGGTGTGAGTTTTTTGGTTGGATAATTGTTACAGTTAAAGATCATTACACTGCTCCAATTCTTACGAGGATAGTCTTCGTTTTTGCTGCCAAGGTACTTTTCTGTCATTTTGGTTTTATAGTCGTGTTTGACTACCATGACATCTTTACCACCTTCGCGCAATGCCCATAACTCAGCAATGTCGCCGCGTACAATCATATCACCGTCCATGAATATAGCATCACCTTGATAGCTCATCAAGTGCGGCACTAAAAATCTTGAATAGATAAACTGGTTACTACCGTCGGTGTGGGTTTCAGTATAGTCTTTAAAGTTGTTTAATGCCAAGGGAATGATAGCTACAGGAACACTAGAGTTTCTAATGATACTGTTAGCACAAACATGATATGCAATGGCTTCTCTTGGATCGTACCCGATAAAAATTGGAATAGGTGTCATTGTCGTCTTTCTATATCTTCTTCAATACAACGTTCGCCATATTGAATTTCTACCACACGCAATTCTTCTGTGCCTTCGTTGCACAGTTGGTGCCACTCATTGTTGTTGATGTGGATATGCTTGAATTTTTCAAATACACCCAATAGTTCCGCATCGGTTTTTTGATTGATAGTATAAACAGTAGCAGTACCTTGTGCCACAAACCAGTGTTCGGCACGATCTCGATGACGTTGCATACTAAGACTTTGTCCCGGGGCAACTGTGAGTTCTTTGACCTTGACTTCAGATGCCTGCTCGTGCAACACTCGATAATAACCCCATGGTCGAACAGTTTTGGGAGCCTTCCATTCTGCCAAAATCCACGATGAAGAATTGGCTTTGTTAAAACCACCTACCCCAAACACAAATTTAACATTGGGGTCTTCCACATCCATTTCGGGAATGTTTTTGTCAGTGCGATCACCGCCATTGGCAAAAATTAACTCTGCTGTGGGATAATGTGCTCGTACTTGTCGGATGAATTGTTTTGCAGATCCATCTTCATCATCAAATGTATAGACTTCGTCCACCATTGATAGATTATTTACAACGCATAATCTCTCATTCCACGGCATAAACGCACGACCTTTTTTACGTTCAAGCCATTCGTCAGAATTCAATCCAACGATTAACATGTCGCCCATGGCTCTTGCCGCTTTGAAGTATGCTATGTGACCGGAGTGAATCGGGTCAAACCCGCCTGTAACTAATACGATTTTTTTCATGCTAATATTTATATGTGTAGATAATGGTGTAAATACATTTATGGATCATTTTTATCAAAGTATAGATGGTTTTATGAATCATCGCAACATGGATTTTTTGAATCGAGCTATTGAGGAATTTCCCACTGGGGGCACCTGGGTAGAACTCGGATCATGGACTGGCAAAAGTGCGGCCTATTGTGCCGTGGAACTGATTAATCGCAACAAGATTGGAAAATTTTATTGTGTGGACAGTTGGTTGGGAGGCCCTGAAAACTACGATCCCACAGTATTAAAAAATCTCAAACCAATTTTTGAAAACAACATTGCCCCGATAGCACAACATATCTCAACTATAGAAGGCATGAGTTGGGACGCAGCCACAAAATTTGAAGATGGGACTGTGGATTTTTGTTATGTAGATGCTGGCCATACCTATGAATGTGTCACAAATGATTTGCGTGCTTGGTGGCCCAAGATACGTCCAGGTTCTATTTTTGGTGGGGATGACTACACCAAGGGTTACCCGGGCCTGCAACAGGCAGTTTGGGATTTTTTCAAACCCATGAATATCAAAGTCAACAGAATGGGACGTTGTTGGGTAGTAAGGAAGCCCGCATGACCTGGATTACCAAATTTCAAGAACAGTATTATCCGATACTGATGCCCAAGGATCGTGGGCCCAAGTTCCAACTGGCATCTGGCCACTTCCATCGTGGTCCGGGGTTTTTGTTGATGTTTCAAAAACTACTAGCACAGCGTAATAACAATTTTAAAATAATTGAAACTGGTACGCTGAGAAAACCTGGCAATTGGAAAGACGGACAAAGTGCTTATCTCTTTACAGAGTTTGTAGACTATTATGGCGGTAGTGTACGAAGTGTAGACATAGATCCTGCAGCCGTTGACACTGCGAACGATTATATCAAAAGCAATAGATTTTCTAGCTATTGCAGTGACAGTGTAAAATTTTTACAAGAACAAACTGATTTGCACGAAGTTGATTTGTTTTACTTAGATAGTTGGGACGTGAAGTGGGAAGACGATTCTGCCAGCGCCGAACATCATCTCAAAGAATTCATGGCCATCGAACAGTATCTCAAGCCCGGTGCTGTTGTGGCCATTGATGACAACTCCAGGAAGTTATCAGACGACCGTAGGACCGGTAAAGGCCGCCGCATTGTAGAATATCTTGCAGACAAAGGTGTACAACCCATTTATGATGCGTATCAAATTATCTATCAGTTTTAACTATGATTATTGACACAACACTTTTCAACGATGAATTCCACATGTTGGATATACGTATTGAACTCACTAAGAGTTGGGTTGACCGCTGGGTCATCTGCGAAGGCAATCGCACCATGAGTGGGAAACCTAAACCTTATCATCTCAGCGACAACATTGAACGTTATGCATATCTAGGAGATCGCTTGCGTGTGATCAAACTAGACATACCCGAAAGCTGGAGTAACTGGGATATTGAAAATGGTCAACGTGCGGCACTGTTGCCTGGATATCAGGACGCAGATGACAACGACATTGTGATGCACAGCGACTTAGATGAAATACTGAATCCTGAACTGGTGCCAGAAATCTTAGCTGAAGTTGAAACACAGGATCGTCCTATATCGTGTGGATTAGATATGTACATTTACCGCTTTGATCAAAAACTAGATCGTGGGTGGGCCGGCAACGTTGTAGCTAAAAAACGCCACTTTGATGATCCCTGTCATTTATACAAAGGATTAGAAGCCGGTGTAGGACACGCACAAAAACGCAAAGATCGCAGTCATTGTGGTGCATACAAAAAATCGGCTGGTTGGCACTGGGGGTGGATGGGCAGTGATGACGTTATCAAAAATAAAATCGTCAGTTGCATCGAAAGCCAAAACAAAGATACTGAACAAACACTTTCATATTTTAGAAATATCGACTTTGGTAATGCCATCAATCACAAGTGTGTGACACGCTATGTTGAGAATCCAGGATACCCTCCTGCGGTAGATGCAGTGTTACGCCAATACCCGTTTTGGACTGATGGAAACCAAGGCTGAAAAACGAGCTAGAAAAGAGCAAGAAAGGCTGGCTCGAGAAACTGTCAATAAAGTAGTTGACGGTTATCATCCCCCGGTGGATGTAGCCTGCGTGATACACAGCAAAGGCTACGACTGGCGTTATGTAGAAAATCTCTACAACATGTGCCGCAGACACTTATCGGGCGAAGTACGTTTTCATGTGTACACCGAACATGACAGATCAGTACCACCGCACATGATCAAGCACTGCTTGACAGAGTGGGACGGTATCGCTGGACCCAAGAGATCATGGTGGTACAAACTACAACTATTCAATCCCGAACACTTTGGTGGAGACTTGTTGTACTTTGATCTAGACACTGTGATATTGCGCAACATAGATTGGATCGCACAATCACCGCGTGAGTATTTTTGGACCATACGGGATTTTCGTTACCTACAAAAACCCTTTCACAATGGTATGAACAGCAGTGTGATGAAATTCAATGTTGCACGGTTCAGTTATGTCTGGGATGAGTTTTCAAAAACCGATGTCAAAGAACGCATTCGTGGCTATCAAGGAGATCAAGATTTTTTGCAGGTCACTGTGCTTCCTGAACAGCGCAGATTCCTAGATGGCGAACATTTTCAAAGCTGGCGCTGGCAAGTAGCCGATGGTGGATATGATTTTTCCCGGCGCAGATCACGCGACCCGGGCACTGGTGCAACAGTGGGTGTTAATACTGATGTATTAGTTTTTCATGGACACCCCAAGCCACATCAAGTCCATGATCCCGTTGTGGTCAATAACTGGCAGTGAGTTGACCAACAACCACGCACATGCTACAATCATGGCATGATGAACGAACTTAACGAATTTGAAGTGATTTTGGTACATGAAGACATGCGCCAAAAAGGCATCGTCAACTACAGTATGCGCCCAGGTAACGACTGTATTTGGGTCAGTTACGGGTTAGTAAATGCGTACTACATTTTCCGCAATGGGCAGATCGCCGATGTGCAGATCGATTGACCATTAATTCCCAATTTGCTATAATATTGACATAAGTTAACAAATTGGAGCCAACAATGGGTTATATTCTTTACTTCAAGAAGGAACGGGGAACTCCCCACAAACAAAAATGGTACGCAAGTCTCAAGGGCGCAAAGATTGGCTTGACGAGGGCGAACAAGAACGCAGGCCAGGAAAGCTACGCAATAATGGAAGAAAACGAATTCGAGGTAACCTACAATGGTTGGACGACTACGACGAATTTGATGACTGGGAAGAAAGTGGCAATCAGGGCTCAAGACGTAGGAACATGCGTAGATCCCGGGACTGAGCGTTACTGGAGCATGTAACCTGTTGTTTTTCAACAACATTTTAGGGGTTTTGGGGCGGTTGACCAATAAATCCAATTCTTGTATAATAATAGCATAAACAGTAAACAAACAACCTTTTAAAGGAGCCAACAGTGAGTACAATTCGTGTTATTAATGGTGTGTATCGCAATCAGCCAGTACAGAACGTAGAGTTCAAACTGATCAAAGGTTTTCAAACTGGTGCCAAAGGCGGTTTTGTAACCGTAGACAGCAACGGCTACTTTGGTCCCGAGTTTAATGTAGTACGCATCCGAGTAAACGACATCAGTGATATTGAATATACCGCAGGAGAACCCGTGCAAGACAATACAGTGCATTTTGAAAAG